TTAAACCAGAAGGATCTGCAGTAACTTTTGACACAGCTCAAGAGACTTACACAGCTAGATACACTATGGAAACAGTTGCGCTTGCATTCGCGATCACTGAAGAAGCGATCGAGGATAACTTGTATGACAGACTTGCTTCTAGATATACAAAAGCATTAGCTAGATCTATGGCAAATACTAAACAAGTTAAAGCAGTTGATCCATTGATCAATGGTTTACCTTCAACTGGAACTTTCACATCAGGTGATGGTTCTTCGTTGTTTGCAACAAACCACCCAACGATCGCTGGAACTGTTTCTAACACGTTAGGCACACAAGCAGACCTTAACGAAACTTCATTAGAGCAGTCATTAATTGACATCGCTAAAATGACAGATGAGAGAGGTTTGAAAATTGCAGCAAGAGGAGTGAAAATGATCGTTCCTTCTGAGCTTCAATTTACTGCTGAGAGATTAATGAAATCTCAAGGTAGAACTTCAACTGCTGATAACGATATCAACGCAATCGTATCTATGGGTATGGTTCCACAAGGTTACAGAGTTAATAACTTCTTAACTGACACGGACGCGTTCTATCTAATCACAGATGTACCTAATGGTATGAAGTATTTCGAAAGATCACCTATCAGAACAGCAATGGAAGGTGACTTTGATACTGGAAACGTAAGATACAAAGCTAGAGAAAGATACAGATTTGGTGTATCTGACTACAGAGGTATCTTTGGCGTTGAAGGTGCGTAATATATAAAACATTCTGAGGCGGGCTTAGGTCCGCCTCAAAATACGGTCCAGTGTGTGCAAGAAAGAAAAAATGGATGATGTAATTTTTGTTAAAGATTTTTTACCTGCAGATTTAATATTGCAGATTAAAAAATATATTTATAGAGAAAGACCACAAACTTCTAATCATTCTTCTTGGGATCAAAGAATTATAAAAGACTCTGCACGTGTAGAAATTTTTCGTTTGAGTGACACCGAGTTTAAACAACAAGTTATAAATTGTTATTCTAATTATTTTGATATTAATAAATATTCTACAACTTACTTAAATTATTATAAATGGTTACCAGGTAGTTTTATTCCTTTTCATAATGATGATAGTTCTAGTTTAGCTTCTACTATTTATTTAAATGAATCCTGGGATAAGGATTACGGAGGGTTATTTCTATATGAACAAGATACAGAAATAAAAGGATATGTTCCTAAATACAACTCTGCGGTGATTAATAAAAACAATGTATCTCATTCTACGTCAATTATTAGTCCAACTGCTCCAAAAAGAGAGACATTACAGATATTTTTTGAATGACATAATTAAGACACAATGCTAATATAGAAAGAGAAAATGCACAAAAAAACCTTCAGAGTACAAATATTCGCCTATCAAAAACACGGAGACTTTACTATAACGTGTTTAGAAGGTCCACTTGATATCGAAAATGCCATAGTTGACAAGCTAGGACAAAATGATATAAAGTGGGTAGACCTAGGAGAAATGAATGATCCTAGAGTTAAAAGAATAACCTATGAGGAGGTTATCGATGGAACAAATGATGCAACACTTAAACGACCTCTACAAACAGAAGAGGGGTCTGGATCTACAGTGGGAGCAAGAGCATCTTAAAGAGGGTAGATATACTCTCAATATGGTTAAGATAGACCGAAAAGTTAGAGAAGTCTTAAGCCATATAAAGTTAGCAGAAGCTAAAAAAGAGCATCTAGCTAATAAAGTTGAAGAGGCGGCTCCGCAAGTTTCAGTAGCTACTTAATAAAAAGCTACATCGTTGAATAAATTCAATTCACACTACAGGCTCTCTTGCACTCTACTAAAATCTAGTATATAAATTAATCACTATACATAAAATCAGAAGCGTAGACGCGTATAGTCGACGGCCTAGAGACTACGTTTCAGAACTAGGAGGATAATAATATGGCAAATACTACATTTGATGGTCCGGTCAGATCGAAGAACGGATTTATCAACATAGGACCAAAAGCAACAGTTGCAATTACTGCTGCAACTGATTTAAATGTTGCAGAACACGCAGGAAGAATAGTAACAGTGGATCCAATCGGAACTCCAACTGCACTTACAATTCCAGCAATTAATGCATCTGCAGATTCTGCATCAGCAGGACCTGGAAGTGATCCAAACAATCCAAACACAATTGGAACAACTTTTGAACTCGTGTTTATAGACGAATTCACAGGTACAATTAAAACTGCAAACACTGCTGATAAATTTGTTGGTGGTATCTCACTTGGTGTAGATAACACTGCAGTCGCGAAAGCATTTTTCGTACCTGCAGCGGCTAACAATGAAGTAAATTTAAATGGAGAAGCTGGAGCTGGTAACGCTACTACAGGTGGTTTAATCGGTTCAAGAATTAAGTTTACTGCAATTGCAGCAAATAAATATTTGGTTGAAGGTTTATTAATTGGTGATGGCACAGTAGCTACACCTTTTGATTCTCAATAATAAGTAATTATATGTGGGCCTTCGGGCCCGCATAAAATTTTAAGGAGATAATATAAATGACAACATTTGGATCATCAATTGATGGAGTGGCGACTAACGTAACTACTGAAACTAAAACTGTTCAGTCTGGAAGAACTAGAGTATATGGAGTTCATGTATCTGGTCCTAACGTGGCTGGAGTTTTAGAGTTTAAAGATGGTGGATCAGGTGGAACATCAAAAATAAAATTAAACAAGGCAGCTCATGTTCATGACATGACAATTAATTTTCCTGTACCAATTTTATTTAAAACAGATGTTTACTCTGCATTTACTACTGAACAGATCACAGCTATAACTGTTTTCCATAGCGGCGGAAGCAACGCGTAGGAGGTTTAAGTGGCTTTCTCAGGCACAAGTACATTCGAGAAATTTCTCTCGATCGATGAAATTATAACAGAAGCTTTTGAAAGATTAGGGCTCTTTGATTATTCTGGTAATGATTTAAGATCGGCAAGACGTTCTTTAAATATAATGTTTCAAGAATGGGACAATAGAGGTCTGCATTTTTGGGAAGTAGATAGAACTGCGATCACTTTAGCGTCTGGTCAAAATCAATACACAATTTTTAGATCTCCCTCTGATGGAGACGCAAACGGAATAACTACTACTTTAACCTCTGGTATTTTAGCTACAGCTACAACTATTCCTGTTGCTTCAACTAAAAATATGAATCCTACAGGAAAAATTAAAATTAATAATGAAATTATAGAATACACTTCTATTTCTGGAAATAATATTATCTGTCCTCTAACTGGACGTGGAGCGAATGATACAACGGCAGCAGCTCACAGCAGTGGAGATGCTGTTACAAATTTTGTTGACATGGTTTCAGATATTCTTGAAGCAAGTTTTAGAAATGAAAATGATGTAGATACACCGCTTTCAAAAATTAACAGATCTCAATATCAAGCTTTTTCAAACAAAACATCTACAGGTCAACCCTCACAATATTTTGTTCAAAGATTTATAGATAGAGTTACAATAACTTTATATTTAACACCAGGTGATACACAAGCTGGTAAGTTTATTTATTTTTATTATGTTAAAAGAATTCAAGATGCAGGGGTTTATACTAACGAAGCAGATGTAGTTAATAGATTTGTACCTTGTATGTGTGCAGGTTTAGCTTACTACATAGCTATGAAAAAAGCTCCGCAAAGAATTCAAGAGATGAAATTACTTTATGAAGATGAATTACAAAGAGCATTAGCTGAAGATGGTTCTCCAGCTAGCGTTTATATTTCACCTAAAACTTATTATCCGGAGATATAATGGCAAAGTTTGCAAAAGGTAAATATGCATTAGCGATTTCAGATAGGAGTGGTCAAGCATTTCCTTGGAATCAAATGGTAACAGAATGGAATGGTGCGTTTGTACATATTTCAGAGTATGAAAGAAAACAACCGCAGTTGGAACCAAAACCTTTTGTAGCTGATCCACAAGGTTTAGAACAAGCAAGACCTCAAAACTTTCCATCAAATCAAATTGGTGGTGGTAATATGGTAGCTGATTTAACTTTACCTGGTGACTTTGCGTTTCAAACTGTTAGTAGTAATAGTATGATTCCTGATGATCCAGGAGTGATCAATGGTAGAAGACAAGCAGTAACAAGATTAGGGAGTGTAACAATTAGTATATCATGACGTACGCTGAATTAGTTCAAAAGATTAGAGATTATACAGAAGTGTCAAGCACAGTTTTAACTGACGCTATCGTAAACGATTTTATAGAGGATGCTGAATTTAGAATTTTAAGAGATGTAGATTCTGATAACAACAGAAGATACGCAACAGCTGCTTTAGCTAGTGGAACTAGATTTATTCAAACTCCAGATAATACTTTAGTAATCAGATCTGCTCAGATTGTAGATTCTGATGGAGTTGGTCAGGCCAACAATAGAGATTTTTTACAATGGAGAGATACGAGTTTCATGTCAGAATTTAACCCTGCAGAAAATACAGGGGTGCCAAAATACTATAGCTGGTGGGATAAAAACCACATCGTATTCGCACCGACGCCAAATGCTAATTACACAATCCAGTTAAATTATATCTTGAAAGATCCTGGATTATCGGCTACAAATACAACTACATACATTAGTTTGAATTTTCCCAACGGATTATTGTATGCATGCCTAGTAGAAGCTTATGGCTTCCTAAAAGGGCCACAAGACCTCTTGCAATTGTACGAACAAAAGTATAAACAGGTGGTTGAAGGATTTGCGATTGAGCAAATGGGAAGAAGAAGACGAGATGAATATCAATCAGGTGTTCCTCGAGTCGGAAAATAAGTTAAGGAGAAACAACTATGGCAATAACACAAGCGATTTGTAATTCGTTCAAGAAGCAATTACTAGACGGTGATCAAGATTTTTCACAGTCTGGTGGTGATAAGTTCAAGTTAGCTCTTTATATCTCTACAGCAACTCTAAACTCTGCAACCACTTCGTTCACATCAACTGGACAAGTTGGGAACAGTGGACAATACACTTCAGGTGGTGGACTACTAGCTAATTTAGGTACTTCAATCACTGCTGGTGTAGCTAGATGTGACTTTGCAGACAGATCATTTACTGGAGTTACGTTAACAGCTAGAGGTGCTTTAATTTACAACACATCATTCTCTAACTCAGGTGTATGTGTTTTAGATTTTGGAGCAGATAAGACAGCAACTTCTGGTACGTTTACAATTCAGTTTCCAGCGCCAACATCAACTGCGGCGATTCTAAGGATCTCGGGTTAATAGGAAGGAGAACTTCCTATGGCAACAACCTGGGGCCAGTTTACGTGGGGCAGTAACACGTGGAATAGTGCTGTAAATACTATTTCCGTTAGCGGGCAAGCTATGTCTGCTGCGATCACAACTCCTAAGTGGATTAACAACGTAGGTTGGGGATCCGATGCTTGGGGTATTGAAAACTGGGGACTATCAGGTTTAACACCTGAAGTAACTGGAATTGGTTTTACAGCGACTCTTAATAATAGTGGTATCACTGTTACAGGAGAAATAAATACAGGTTGGGGAAGATTAGAGTGGGGAGAAAACGCTTGGGGTATTGCAGGTGATGTTTTAACTTCAGGAAATTCTTTAACGGGTGCCCTTGGTACTCTTTCAATTACAACAGAAATTAATACAGGATGGGGCTCTGATGGTTGGGGCGTCGAAGGTTGGGGTGCATCTATTCAAGTTGTACAACCATCCGGTCTAGTCATAACTGCATTCGAAGGTAGTACAGGTTTATCTTTCGATGGAGATTCAAATTTAACTCTTTCAGGAAATTCTTTAACGGCAACGTTAGGTGAAGAGTTTGCATTTACTCTATTTACTCAAGACGTCACTGGTAATGCCATGACGATGAATCAGACTTTTGATCCTGAAGTCGTTGATGTAACTGGTATTGCAATGACAGCCGCTTTAGGTGATGAAACTTCAGCACCTAATACTATTGCAGAAGTAAACGCATTCTCAGTAGGTTATTGGGGATACAAATCTGCATGGGGTAATTTTGCATGGGGTAATGGTACAACTAACACGCTCGTAATGAGCATGTTAGAAAACTTCTCTGGAGTGGACCCTGCTCCTGATGCAGAAGCCACTGGTAATGCTATGGCTGCAGCCTTAGCTTCAGGTACATCATTTAATATTATTGGTAATGCTGATCTTCAATTAGGAACTTTACCGATGACAGCCACTTTAGGAACGGCTGTTTTAGACGCAAATACTCTTGTTGATGTAACAGGAGTAACCTTACAAACTGTACAATTAGGGTCAGTTACAGTCACTGCAGATGGTAATATTTTCCCTGATGGATTACCTTTGACAAATACCCTAGGAACTGGTACAAACGTATTGATTTGGAATGCAGTCGATACAGGTTCAGCGCCAACGACACCTCCAGGATGGAAGGAAGTTCCTACGAATGCTGCCTAAATAAGTGTTTGACACTATTTAAAATAATTTATAATATTACTAAGAATTGGAGATAAAAAATGGCGAACTCTACATCGGCTAGTTTAAAACTTACAGTACAAGCAACTGGGGAAAACTCAGGAACTTGGGGTCAGATAACTAACACAAACTTACTTATTCTAGAACAAGCAATTGGTGGATATCAAGCAGTTGGAATTACTTCTGGAGCAAGTTTAACATTTTCAAACGGTGCTTTATCAAATGGTAAAAACGCTGTTTTAAAATTAACAGGTACAATAGCAGGAGCAGTTAACGTAACTATTCCTGATTCAATCGAAAAAACTTTTATAGTTGATAATGGAACAACTGGTGCTCACACAGTAACGTTCAAAACTACTTCAGGAACTGGAGTAACTTGGGCTGCTGCTGACAAAGGCACTAAAATGGTTTATTCAGATGGTACAAATGTTGTTGATACAGCATTCACAGATTTATCTTCTGATCTTTCTCCACAACTTTCAGCGAACTTAGATACAAACGATAATAATATTATTTTTGACAACGCTCATGGAATCATCGATGATTCATCTAACGAGCAATTAGTTTTCGCTAAAACGGCTTCTGCGGTTAACCATGTGCAAGTGACAAATGCGGCAACCAGCAATAATCCTGCTATATCAGCTGTGGGAGATGACACAAACATTAGTATTAATTTAGTTCCAAAAGGTACTGGAGAAGTTCAGGCTAATGGATCTGGATTAGCAACAACCGGAAAAGCTATTGCAATGGCTTTAGTTTTTGGGTAAAAGGAAAAAATAAGGAGTAAATTATGGCAGCACCTAATCTAGTTAATGTATCAACGATCACTGCGAAGTCAAAACAAGCAGCTCTAGATACTACACTAACAACAGAGATTCTTGCTAACGCAGCATCTTCTAATAAAGTGTTTAAAGTAAATAACATCCTTGTAGCTAACATTGACGGTTCATCATCTGTTGATGCATCTGTATTTATAACTAAATCAGGTGGATCACCATTAGCAATTGCTTCAACAATTGCTGTACCGGCAGATTCTACATTGACTGTAATTGATAAAAACACTGCTATCTATCTTGAAGAAGGAGATAACATTGAAGCTGGAGCGAGCGCAAACTCAGACGCAGTTATTACTATAAATTACGAAGAATTAAGTTAAGCTTAGGAGGAGGTCGAAGAGATGGCTCATAAGTTATACGCAATTCTAGACGACAACAACATTGTCATTGATAATGTGATTGGAGATGACGTTAATCTCGACACAGAATCAAAAATGGCAGCGCATGTTGGCGTGGACGAATCTAAATGTAAACACTTCACTGAAGATGGTACATTTATGAATCGAGGAAATGGAGGCATAGGTTTTACTTGGCTTCCTAGCGATAACTATTTTAAGCCTGATCAACCCTACGCATCCTGGACTTATAACGAGTCTACAAGATTATGGGAAGCTCCTATAGCAGAACCAGAATCACAAAACGAAACACACAACTATTGGTGGGACGAAGAAAATCAAAGATGGTTAGGATATCCGTGTACAGGTGCTCCGGATTATAACCCAGTAGCAGATCCAAGAGTTGACTATGTTTGGAATAGTGATACAAATACTTGGGAGGACATGTAATGAGTTTAGGAAGTTCTAGATTATATACAAATAATGGAGGAATCATCGGACCAGATAATGATCCGGCGGTAAATCCAGAAACAATTACAACAGCAACGTCAAGCGGAACCTATTCTCCAGCAGGAGCAACTACAGCTGAAATCGTTTTAGTCGGTGGCGGCGGTGGAGGCGGATCAAACCGTGGAGGAGCGGGCGGAGCCGGCGGAGTATTACATGCTTCATCATATACATTACCAGGATCGCCAGTATCTTTTACTATCGGTGGTCCAGGATCACAAGCTGGAGGTAACACCAAAGGAAACAATGGTGGAAGTTCATCTTTTGATGGCCACACTGCAGACGGAGGCGGTGGTGGAGGAAGACACGGCGGAGATTACGCAGCTAAACCAGGCGGATCTGGCGGGGGCGCTGGACACGCAATGGGCGGCGGAGGCGGAGGCTCTGCAACACAATCACCATCAGGACAATTTACAGGATACGGAAACTCTGGCGGATCTGGAGGAGATCCATCCGCAGGTGGAGGAGGAGCACAAACTTCAGCTCTCGGAAGAACAGGCGGCGGTCAAGGAATTCCATTAACAGTTGCATCACCAACAGCATCACCATCAGTCACATTTTTTGGCGGTGGCGGCGGAGGCCGTGGTGTTGGAGGAGGACAGGGAGGCGGAAGACATGGGCAGCCCGGAGGAGATAACCGAGGCGGCGGAGGTGGTTCGCACGGAACATCTTCAGGACCAACAAGTTCTAGTGGTCAACCTGGATATATAGCCGTTAAAGAGCCTGAGACGTTCTCTGGAGCTCCTGGAGTATGGAGATTAGCTGAAGTCTACACTTTAGTTAAAGCTGGTAACTGGGTCCCACAATAAGATTTACTTTACATTGTTATTGTGTATAGTGTCTGAGAAAGACATTTATGCATATTACAGGCGGTAATCCACATCCTATACCTCAACATTTAATTATAGATGATTGGTATTCTGAAGATGAATTAAAAAGAGTATGGAAAGAATTAGAGTTTTATACTCACGATGATAAATTTGAGAGTGCTATTGAATCAGGTAATGTAGCTACAAATGAGAAAGACGAGCATTTAGGAGAACAGAAAAGAATACATTTAGATCAAATGTATACTCACGATGCTAGACGTACAAACCTATCTGACATCCTACATTTCTCTACTAAAGTACAATCTAAAGATTTTCATGAAGCTATAAAAAGATGTAGTCCTATGTTTAGTAGAACGTTTCTACAAACTAATCTTACATATTCTTTATTATCTTATTACGAAAACAATCACTATTATTCACCACATCATGATATTTTTTTCTGGACAGTTTTAATATGGTTATACAAAGAACCTAAAGCTTTTTCTGGTGGTGACTTTATATTTGCAGATAAACCATTTAATAATTACAGAGTCGAATGTAAAAATAATAGGTTAATTGCTTTTCCTAGTTATTATTTACATGGTGTAGAGACAGTTAATTTACCTGAAGACAAAAGAGGTAAAGGTTTAGGTAGATATACAATAACACATTTTTTTCATTATGGACCTTTAGGAGATGCTAAAAATTACTGATAACTATTTTAACGAACACGTTCAAAATCAATTAGAGAAAAAATTAAGCACTAATGAGTTTCCTTGGTTCTATATACCAGAAACAGTGTCTGGAGATTTAAAAGATTTACAGAAATTAATTAAGAACACTCGATACACTCATGCTTTTAAACATTTTGTATACGACACTGCAGGTCCTAATTCTAGTTTATTTGAGTCTTTAGATAGGATATTTAATTTTAGAAATCCTATACGAGTTAAAATAAACCTGCTTACACGCATACCTAATTACGATAAGGATTGTCATAATCAACCACATGTAGATATGGATGAAGAACATATTACTAAAATATATTATGTTAATGATAGTGATGGTGACACATTCTTTTTTGATAAAGATTATAATATAGTAGAAAGAGTATCTCCTAAAAAAGGTAGACTTGTAGAATTTAAAGGGGATGTTATCCACGCAGGTAGCAATCCTATAGAAAATGAAAGGCGAATGGTAATAAATATAAATGAATCTTGGAGTTAAATACTGGTTTTGGGACAAAGGAATAGACAAACATTTCTGTGATGAAGTGATAAAAACAGGTCTAGAACAGGGAACAGAGCAGGGTAAAATAGGTGACGAGAACGAATTAAATAAAAGAATAAGAAATAGTAAAACAGCTTTTATGTCTCCGCCTTGGATATATAATCAAATAGAACCTTTCTTTGATGATGCAAATCTCCAAGCTGGCTGGAATTATGATATTGAAAAGTTTGAGTCTTGTCAGTTTACAATGTACGAAGGTGGTGAGAATCATCATTACGATTGGCATTTAGATATGGGTAGAGATCCATATCAATCAGGTTATTGTAAAGGATTGATTAGAAAACTATCTATGGTTATCTTGTTAAATGATCCATCAGATTTTGAAGGTGGCAACTTACAGTTTGATTATAGAGAGATAAGAGATCCAGGTATTACAGAATATAAGTTTAAACAAGCAGGTTCTCTTGTTGTATTTCCTGGTTTTATATGGCATAGAGTTCTACCTGTTACAAAAGGAACGAGATACTCGTTAGTAATTTGGGCAACCGGAAAGATGTTTAGATGAAAGATTATATAATTGTAAAACAAGCTATTAGTAAAGAGATATGTAATTTTTTATGTAACTACGCAATGATAAAAGGTCAGGCGTGTGCATCTTTAAAAGAACATGAATTTATTTCTAAATACGATTTTAGATTTGGTTTCTTTGGAGACGAACAGGTTCCTAATCCTAATACATATTGTTTATATGGAGATGCTGCTTTTGATAGTTTACTATTACAATTACAGCCTATTATAGAAAGAGAAGTTAAAAAAGAACTTATACCTAATTATAGTTTTATTAGAATATATCGACCTGGTGACGATCTTAAAAAACATACCGATAGAAACTCTTGTGAATATAGTATTACGTTAAATTTAGGTGGTGACAGATGGCCTATATTTATGGGCGGTGATAAATGCGATATGGATCAAGGAGACTTAGTTATTTATAAAGGATGTGATATTGAACACTGGAGAGAACCTTTTGATGGAAACATTTGCATACAGTGTTTTTTACATTACAATGAAAAAACAGAAGCAACAGCTAAAACTTTATTTGATGGTAGAGTTGCTTTAGGAACGTGGTCTACATGCAAGAAGGTATAGATTATAAAGTTATAGATAATTTTTTACCTGAAGAGGAGATGGTAAAATTAGACAATCTAATTTTAAGAGATGTTGAGTTTCCTTGGTATTATCAACCTAATATTTCTTTTGAAGAATATGAATCTAAAGGTCCATTCTTTTATATGGTGCATTTATTTTATACTAACTATAAACCAAACAGTGCATATTTTCCTTTTGTAGTTCCATTGATTAATAAATTAAAACCAAACGCATTAATAAGAGTCAAAGCTAACTTTTATCCTAATCAAGGTCGGCAGAACCTTGATGAAATGCATGTAGATTATCCTTTTAAACATAAAGGAGCTATCTTCTCTATTAACACTTGTAACGGTGGAACTTTACTTTCTGACAAAACATTGATAAAAAGTGTGAGAAACAGGGTGTTGTTATTTGATCCTAGTAATTATCATGACTCAATTAATTGCACAGACAATAATAAAGCACGAATAAACATAAATATAAATTATTACTAATGAATTTTAAAAGAACAGAACTTACATCTATGATGCTGCACACTAAGTTAGCAGAACATAAAGAATTAAAACCACAATTATTAGAATTACAAAAAGATGCTCCAGGTGAAAACTGTAAGCTAGATGATGAGTATTATAAAGATAATATAAGTTGGACTGACTGGCCTTATTCAGCTGATTTAGAAAGACCTTGGGTAAAATTATTTATGAAATACTTTACACCGTATTGGGGTGAAGCAGCTAGAGAACTAGGTTTTGCTAAGATGCAAGTATTTAAAGTATGGTTTCAAAGGTATAGCCAAGGTGGCTGGCACAACTGGCATACTCATGGATCTAACTACACAGGTGTTTATTATTTAAATCAACCTAAAGGTAGCGCAGCTACAGAGTTTGTTGATATGAATAGTTTAAAGAAAACATGGTTTTACGAAGCTGAAGAAGGAGATGTTATATTTTTTCCTTGTCACATGATACACAGAGGATGTATGCAGAGAGCTGAAGAAGAAAAAACAATTATCTCTTGGAACTTAGATTTTAACACTATTAGACAAGATGTACTTTATTTAAATGCAGCACATTCTAACGTTTCTAAGTAAAAGCGAGTGTGAGTTTTTTATAAACTTTCATGAGGATTGTTGGAGATTCTTAGCTAAAGATTTTCATGGAAACAAAGTCATCCCGTTTACACCACTCCTACAAGACTATAGATTTAGATATGTATATACTAAAATCTGTGCACATATTCAAAGTATAGATCCTCATTTATATCCAAACAATGTTGAGATAGTTAAATGGCATGAAGGTAAAAACCAAGAATCACATTTAGATTTTGACTATCATCCATACACAAGCATTATATATTTAAATGATAATTATACTGGAGGTCAAACTTTTGTAGATAGAGAAGTTGTACAACCAGAGACAGGTAAAATAATAACTTTCAAAGGTGCAGAAATACCACATGGTGTAAACAAAATAGAAAAAGGAACTAGATATACCATTCCAGTATGGTATAAAGATATTAGAAATGAGGACAGATAGTATAACTATAGTTGGAGGTGGTAGTGCTGGTTGGATGACAGCAGCTACATTAATTAGATTATTTCCAAAGAAAAAAATTACTTTGATAGAAAGTGCTAACACACCTATTGTTGGTGTAGGAGAAAGCACGTTAGGACAGATCAATCACTGGTTAAATTTATTAGGTATTAAAGATAAAGATTTTATGAAAGACTGCGATGCTTCTTACAAGTTAAGTATTAAGTTTAATAACTTTTATATGAAAAGAAGTGGTGGGTTTCATTATCCTTTCGGAGATCCATTACTAGCAGGTCTACCTGGTGGTGTTAATACCTGGTGGTTAAAAAAATATATGTTCCCTCAAAAAACTGGTTATGCAGATTACGCTAGATTTTTATATCCTGGTATGGCTTTGGTAGAACAAAATAAATTTGGACCTAATGTAAATGGAGATCTTGGTAATTTTAATTTAGAAACAGATAGTGCATATCACTTTGATGCAATTAAGTTTGGTCAAACTCTTAAGAATAATATTTGTATACCAGAAGGTGTTGTGCATATTATAGATGATATTAAGAACTCACAGAAAGATGTGAATGGTAATATAGTTAGTTTAAATAATAAATATTTTGCTGACATGTTTATTGATTGCACAGGCTTTCAATCTTTATTGTTAGGCCATATGATGGGAGTTAAGTTTAATAGTTATAACGATCTACTTCCAAACGATAGAGCGATAGCAACTAGAATACCTTATACAGATAAAGAAAAAGAATTAGAACCTTTTACAACTTGCACAGCTATTGAAAATGGTTGGGTATGGAGAATACCTAGTTGGGAAAGAATTGGTACAGGATATGTTTATAGTTCTAAATATGTATCTGATGAGCAAGCCTTAAAAGAATTTCAAGGTTCAGTTCAACACGAAACTGCTTTTGATATGAAGCAACACGATCTTGATTATAAATACATTAAAATGAGAATTGGTATACACGATGAGATATTTCATAAAAACGTAGTAGCGATAGGATTGTCTGCTGGTTTTATTGAGCCATTAGAAAGTAATGGTCTATTTACTGTACACCAGTTTTTATTATATCTAGCTAGAATCCTACACAAAGAAGATCTAAATCAATTTGATAAAGATGGATATAATTTAAAATGCACTAATGAGTTTAATACTTTTGCAGAGTTTGTAGCTATGCATTATTATTTATCACAAAGAGATGACACTCCGTATTGGAAAGACTTAACATCTAAATCAGTAGAAAAACTAAAAAAGAAAGACTGGGGTGATATAGATTTATTATTACGTTTAAAAATGGATAATGAATTTAGTGATACACTTGGTCTACATTGTGTGGCTACAGGATTGCATCAATCACCAATTGACCCTACAGAAATATGTTTGAGAAACAGAGTCACTAACTATGAAGAATGGTTTAATGAACATGCTAAAACAGCATGCTCTGCTAGAGATTTGATGGTTCAAGGTTGGAAACATTCTGCTAAAAAGAAACCTAAACTCATTGATGTATTAACTGAAATACATGAAGGCTCTTAATTTTTTAAAAGAAAAAACAAAAGGTATAGCTCACAACGATCAAGAGTTTTACGAACATTGCCATAACGTTTATAAGATACTTAAACAATTAGGTCAAAATGAAGATGTATGTTTAGCTGGTTTATATCATTCTATTTATGATACAGACGCTTATAAATTAGCTATTGACATTGATAGAAAAGAAGTTGTTGAACAAATAGGAAAAACAGCTGAAGACTTAGTCTGGTCCTTTTGTCAATTGGATGACAAAGAAAACTATTTGTTAAAAGAATATCCTAAGCACAAAGATCTATTTTATATTTCTTATGCCAATATGCTGGAACAAAGAGACAGGCTCCAGGGAACAGATATTGAAACTATGATTGCTAAATATGAACACAAAATTTTATAACCTATTTGCAATAAGTGTAATGACTACTGAGATACCTGTAGATCAAGGTTGGATAGATTATGCAGAAAAACAGAAGTACGAACGTATGAAAAACAACACTGGTTTTGTTAGTACTAATCTTAGAGTATTAGATGATCTGTTAGATCTAAGAAAATTTATTACTGAAAAGACTGATCACTACATCAAAGACTATATGCAGTATTTAGTTGATGGTGGGACTTACGTAACTACATCTTGGATAAATAAACATCACAAACTAGATTATGCACCACCACACCGTCACGGTAATTCAATCCTATCCGGAGTCTATTATCTTAAAACCCCTAAAGACTCTGGCGTTATACAATTTCACAAACCAGATGGCATAGAGTATCTTAGCCCTACGTTTAATTTTATACCTAAAGAAAGTTATACCTATAATTGTGATTATTATTCGTTTGTACCCAAAGAAGGAATGCTTATAATATTCCCGTCTTTTTTAAAACATTTAGTGACATCTTCTCAAGCACACGATATAAGATACTCGATAGCCTTTAATACCTTTATAAAAGGTAGCTTTGGTGACGATGTAAACTTTATTGAATTGGCCTAAAAAACGTATATAATATAAGCCTATGTTACAGAAACTAAACTTTAAACCAGGATTCAACAAACAAGCTACAGACTCAGGTGCAGAAGGACAGTGGGTAGACGGCGATTTTGTTAGATTTAGATATGGATTACCTGAAAAAATAGGTGGCTGGGAACAACTTACTGTAGCAAATGAAACTATACCAGGAGCAGCTAGAGCTCAACATGCATTTACCAGCTTTCAAAGTGAAAAGTATGTGGCCATAGGATCGTCTCAAGGACTATTCTTATACTACGATGAACAACTTTACGATATAACTCCATTAGATACAGCCATTACAGGAGCAACATTTGATACTCAGAATACCAGTCAAACTGTAACTGTTAACAAAACTGCTCACAATTTAGCAGCAGGGAGATATGTTACTTTTACTTCTGTAACACCACCGACTGGATTTTCTGATGCTACTATTTTTACAACAGGTGCTTTTGAAATTAGAAATGTTACAGCCAATACTTTTGAAATAACTGTAGGCACGCCATCAAGCGGAACGGCAACCGGAACTGGAGCGGGGACTATTAATCCATACGTAGTAGTTGGTCCTACGTTTCAAACAGCTGGTTATGGTTGGGGTACATATCTTTGGGGTGATTCTACTTGGGGCACAGCTAGAACTGTAAGTAACGTAATTCTAGATCCAGGCAACTGGAGCCTTGATAACTTTGGAGAAGTATTAGTTGCAACTATATTTAATGGTGAGACTTTTACCTGGGATGCTGGTGCTACAAATCCAAGAACTGTAAGAGCATCTAAAACTACAACTAATTTTCAAACTACAAATAATCCTACAGCTACCAGAGTAACTCTAGTATCTGATAGAGATAGACACTTATTTCATTTTGGAACTGAAACAACTATCGGAGATACAACTACTCAGGATCCGATGTTTGTAAGATTTTCTAATCAAGAAGACTTAAACACTTACGCACCAACAGCAACCAATACAGCCGGAACCTTTAGACTGGATACAGGAAACAAGATTGTAGCTGCTATTCAAGGTAAAGATTATGTTTTCTGTATAACGGATCAAGCAGCTTATGTAATTCAATTCGTTGGTCCACCATTTACTTTCTCTGTAAGACAAGTTGGTACAAACTGTGGATGCATAGGACAGAACGCTGTTTCGTATGCTAATGGAGCTGTATATTGGATGTCGGCCGAAGGAGGATTTTTTGTATTTGATGGAACAGTAAAATCATTACCTTGTTTTGTTGAAGACTTTGTATTTAGTACAGATGGAGATAATCTAGGTATTCAATACGATGCTGGTGATATTGTGTATTCATCACCAAATGCTTTGTACACAGAAATTAACTGGTTCTATCCTAAGAGTGGATCAGATCAAATTGATAGATGTGTGACCTATAACTATTCTGAAGGAGTATTTACAACTTCATCTTTAGACAGATCAAGTTATCAAGATCAAGGTGTGTATAGTGTTCCATATGCTACTGATTACGATAAAACAGCTACCCCTGTATTCTCTCCTATTCAAGGACTTACGTCTTTACATGGAGCATCTATTTACTATGCTCATGAGGTAGGAGATGACCAAGTTAATAGCACTGGCACTACATCAATCGATGCGTTTATTAAGTCTGGAGATTGGGATATTACATCTAGACGAAGCCCACTAGGACAGATGACTGGTGTAGCAGACTATAGAGGAGATGGAGAGTTTTTTATGTCAGTCAAAAGATTTATACCAGACTTTAAATATCTACGTGGTAATTCTACGGTTACATTATTTTTAAATGATTATCCTGATAATACAGCTGTC